AACGAGACATATTACTTTGATATTGTCTGCACTGTAGATGGTGACCTACCTAGACTTCTCTACGAGGTCGAGATAAAATATTCTTGGAGGGGAGATTGGCCCGACTCTTGGGAAGAGATACGTATTCCTGAAAGAAAGAGAAGGCTTCTTGACAAATGGAAAGAGGAATGTCCTGATGACGTACTGACCTTCGTTGTGTTCCGAAATGATTGTAAGAAGGCTTGGCATATAGATGGCTCTACTCTTCTTGAATGCGAGGTGAGAGAAGCTCCCAACCGTAACATCCAGAAGGGAGAGAAGTTCTTTCACATTCCCATCAGCGATGCATACCTAATGGATATGACCTATGATGAAAGCAGTTGTTGATATAGAGACAGACGGTCTAGATGCAACAAAGATACATTGCATAGTTGCCCAACATTATCAAACAGGAGAAACAAGACAATGGGTTGGAGATGAGTGCAGTCAGTTCGGAGAATGGTCTGGAAAAATAGATCAATTTATTATGCACAATGGTCTTAGCTTCGACGGCCCCATTCTTAACCGACTGGCTAATGCTAAAATAAAATCCCATAAGATCAGAGATACATTAATTGAATCTCAATTGTACAATCCTGTCCGGGATGGGGGACACTCTCTGGCATCTTGGGGTGAGCGGCTCTACTATCCCAAGGGAGAGTTCACTGAGTTCGAGGAGTATAGTGAGAAGATGTTGGAGTATTGCATTCGGGATACTGAACTTACCCGGAAGCTTGGAGTTAGCCTTGAACAAGAAGGGAGAATCTTTAGTCCCAAGGCGTATGATCTGGAGCGTCAGATAAGAATAATAATAGATAGACAACAAGACAATGGGTTTGCCTTCAATCTTATGGAAGGGCAGATCCTTCTGGCTAGACTGGAAGACGAACAACGTCAGCTTGAGTCTCGGGCCAACGAAATGTTTGAACCCACAGAAGTTCAGTTAAAAACTAAGGTTAAACATATTCCATTTAATATAGCCAGTAGGAAACAAATTGCTGAACGTCTGGTGTTGAGAGGATGGAAGCCCAAGAAGCATACAGATAAGGGTAATATTATTGTTAATGAAGATGTCCTTTCCAAGATCCGGGACATGCCTGAGGCTCAGATGTTTAGTAGATACTTCCTTATTCAGAAACGTACCGGACTTCTTAAGTCGTGGATACAAGAGTGTCAGGAGGATGGCCGAGTCCACGGTAAGGTGCTTACCCTTCGTACCATAACAGGACGTATGGCCCACCACAAGCCTAATATGGCACAGGTTCCGGCAGTCCACTCTCCATACGGAAAGGAGTGTCGATCCCTCTGGACGGTATCAAATCCAGAGACCCATCAGCTTGTAGGAACCGATGCTAGTGGTCTGGAGCTTCGATGTCTGGCCCATTATCTGGACAGTGAGGGCTTTACAAAGGAGGTTCTTACGGGAGATATACATACAGCTAATCAGAAGGCGGCTGGTCTAAAGACAAGAGATCAAGCAAAGACTTTTATCTATGCCTTTCTCTACGGAGCAGGAGCAGCCAAGATAGGAAAGATAGTAGGAGGTTCTTCTCGAACGGGGCGTGAACTAATAGAAAAATTTCTAAAGAATATTCCACCCTTGAAGACACTCCGAACTAACATACAGGAAGCAGCCCAGAGCGGCCTGATCAAGGGCTTAGATGGTCGAAGGTTACATATAAGGTCTGATCATGCTGCTCTAAATACTCTTATCCAAGGAGCCGGGGCTGTCGTTTGCAAACAATGGCTCGTGGAAATGGATAAGGGGATACAAAGCTCAGGGCTGGACGCCCGATTGGTAGTATCGGTACATGATGAGTATCAGTTCGAGGTAGCCAAGCCTGACATTGAACCCTTCACCAAGATAACCAAGGAGGCCATTCAATCCACAGAAAAGATATTGAACTTCAAATGTGGCCTTAACTCCAGCTTTAAGGTTGGAAATAATTGGGCTGAGACACATTAAGTTCTTGACTCTGGGATATGGGTGTGGTACAATTCACTCGTTGCTTAGTTAGTAGTACCTAATCAAGCTCTGTAGTACTACTACAGATCGTAGATTAGTCTCGGGGAATGATCCCCATTCATGGCTGCAATGGTGCAGTGTTTTAAAAGGATAACAGAATGAACGATCCAATCTATATTTCCGGTACGTGTTACTATGCCTCGATTACCGAACCCAATACAAAGTTTGAGCCTGTCTGGTCTATTCAGATTCAGGTAGACGAGGACAATCGATCTGTTATTGAACAGGCCGGTATTACTATCAATAACAAGGATGATGAGCGTGGTGACTTTGTTACTGTCAAGCGTAAAGTTTTACGGCGAGATGGTAGTCAGCGCACCCCTCCAGTTGTGAAGGATTCTCAGAACAATCCTTGGAATGGAAAACTGGTTGCTAATGGTAGTAAAGTAAATGTCAAGGCCATTCCTTTCGAGTGGAGCTACGCTGGTAACTCAGGAACTTCTGCTGACTTGGCAGCAGTGCAGGTAGTGGACTTCGTTGAGTACACTAGAGATGACCAAGACTTTGAACCAGTAGAAGGAGGCTATGTGCAAGACTTAGAAGCAGAGAATACGCCCTTTTAATAACCAGAAAGGAGAAGGGGTGTCACTNTTGTGGCACCCTTTCCACTCNAATGAAACAGATTGAAACAGTAGTTGAAGATATATACAANCTCTTTACTCTTGATCCCATTGATATGNATGAAGAGGAAGTAGACAAACATATAGATACCTTTGGTGATATGCTTAAGGTTCACATCAAGGAGTTCTTATATGAGAAGCCCAGAGATCGTGCTAACCTACGTCTATCGGCTATTGGTAAACCAAACAGGCAACTCTGGTACGATCTTAATAAACCCTTGAATGATGTTCAGCTTCAGCCCTCCACTCGAATAAAGTTTTTATATGGGTATATCTTGGAAGAGCTACTTCTTCTTTGTGCTTCTATCTCAGGTCACACGGTAACTGATCAGCAAAAAGAGGTTGAAGTCGAAGGCATAAAGGGTCACCAAGATGCTATGATTGATGGTGTTCTTGTTGACTGTAAGTCTGCCAGTGGTCCCGGCTTCGATAAATTTAAGTATAACAAACTCAGTGAAGATGATCCCTTTGGATACATTGGTCAGATATCAGCTTACGCTCAGGCCAATGGAGTTGATCGGGCTGCGTTCCTAGTTATAAATAAATCAACAGGAGAGGTATGTCTAACTCCTGTACATCAGATGGACATGATCAATGCTAAAAAGAGGGTGGAGTATCTTAAAAGAATGGTCACAGATAGTCGTATACCTGATCGGTGTTATGATGCTGTGCCTGATGGGAAGTCTGGCAATCTTAAGCTTGCTGTTGGTTGTGTTTATTGTGGACATAAGCGAGAGTGTTGGGAGGATAAAAACCAAGGTAAGGGTCTTCGTGTGTTCCGGTATGCAAAGGGTAAGAGATTTCTCACACAAGTTACAAAAGAACCTGATGTTGAAGAGGTGGTAAACTGGTAATGCACTGGGAGTATCCTCAGAAACTCGACACTAAAAATACTTTTGGGTTTGTCTATCTTATAACCCAGAAAGAAACAAAGAAAGCTTACATAGGCTGTAAACAATACTTTGTTAAAAGAAATAAAAAGAAAGTTGAGTCGGACTGGAGGATCTATACTGGATCAAACAAGACTCTGAATGAAGAGATTGAAAAACTGGGAAAGAAACATTTCCGGTTTCAGATTATTGGAGAGTATAAGAATAAACGAAGTCTAAGATACTATGAGTGTTATTATCAAATGATTAATCATGTATTAACCGCAAAGCTAGAGGGAACAGACGACCCTGCTTACTACAATAATTATATAGGTGGTAAGTTTTATAGACCTGTTCAAGATCCAATTGAATAATAATGTAGATTTTGAATCTCTTTACGATGTGGCCCAGAAAGATCCTATTAAAAGTCTCCATCTGGCGGTAATCTTTCAGGCCATTACTGATCTTATCAAACCTGAAGATGTACAAGAGAATAGTAGTATAAAACTACAAAGAGATCAGGCCCATGCTTGGGTCTTTTCTCCTGTTGGTGTAACGTGTGAAAGCTTTGAGGATACTTGTATGCTCGCAGGTCTTGAACCGGGGATGGTTCGGACCTTCACCTTGAATGTAATCAAATCAGGAGATACGGATGAAGTCCGACGAAAAATCAACAACTTCTTGTGAGACCGGCTCTCACTACGAGGGTGACTTCTCTTATTCTAGCCCTCGGAAAAATATTGAGAACAGAGAAGGAACCTATGATTACCACCTTCGAAGAATGAAAGAAGAGAATGCCCTGAACAAACAGGTAGGCGGACATCATTATAAGGATTGTGATATCCAACCAGTGGAGTATATATTTCAGAACGGTCTTGACTATTTTGAGGGAAACGTGGTAAAATATATTACTCGCCACCGTAAGAAGGGAGAAGGAAAGAAAGATGTAGAAAAAGCTATTCATTACGCCCAGCTAATCCTTGAACTTTATTACAATAAATAGGCCATATAATGTTTAAATCAAATAGAAATCCGCAATTCCGATCCAAGTTTAGTGAGGATATTTTCAACACAAAATATTCCCACGAGGGTGCCGAGACCTTTCACGAGCTTTCATGTACCTTGGTTAATGATGTATGTCAAAGTTACCTTACGGCAGATGAGAAGGAAGAATTGATAGATCATATCTCCAACCTTCGTTTTATCCCCGGAGGTCGGTATCTTTATTATGCAGGGCGTGATAAGAAGTTCTTTAATAATTGTTATCTTCTAAAGGCAGAAGAAGATACCCGAGAAGATTGGGCCAAACTTAGTTGGCAATCAGAGTCGTGCCTAATGACCGGCGGTGGCATAGGAACTGACTATTCCATCTATAGGCCGGAAGGGCAGATACTGAAGGGGACAGGTGGTGTTAGTAGTGGACCTATTCCGAAGATGCAAATGATCAATGAGATCGGTCGCCACGTAATGCAAGGTGGTTCCAGAAGGTCAGCTATTTATGCCAGCCTGAACTGGAAACATTCCGACATAGATAAATTTCTAGTATCAAAGAATTGGTTTGATATGCCAATAGGAACCACAGGACAAACAATCTTTGATGTAAAGCAGGATGACTTTAATTTTCCAGCACCACTGGACATGACTAATATCTCTGTTAACTACGATACTGAATGGTTACTTAATTACTGGGAGACAGGGGAGGTAGGAGATGTATTTAAAACTAATGTACATCAAGCTTTGCGAACGGCTGAACCGGGTTTCTCTTTTAACTTCTTTGAGAAGGAGAATGAGACGCTACGCAATGCCTGTACAGAAGTTACTTCCGAGG